TGAAAAATAACAGAAAAGCTATCGGAATAGAACTTAATTCTGATTACTACAAAGATGGATTATTCTATGTCCGTTCAATGGTAGAAAAAATGAACATGCCAACCTTATTTGACCTTTTAGAAACTGAAATAGCATAACCATGAACAATAGATTTATAAAAATATCGGCCTTAGCAATTAGCCTTCTTTACGTGGATCTTTTTTGCGGGGCTGGCGGAACTAGTACCGGTGTAGAGATGGCTCAGGTACACGGAGAAAAATGTGCAAAAGTAATTGCCTGTGTGAATCACGATGAAAATGCAATTGCATCACACTCGGCCAATCACCCAGACTCATTGCATTTCACGGAAGATATTCGCACATTAGAGCTTTCTCCACTGGTTGAATATGCTGCCAAAATGAGGAAAGAATTTCCTTTTGCAAAACTTGTGCTTTGGGCTTCTTTAGAGTGTACAAATTTCAGTAAAGCAAAGGGAGGTCTTGCACGGGATGCAGATAGCCGAACACTGGCTGAACACCTTGATAGATATATTGAGGCGTTAGATCCTGATTCTGTACAGATTGAGAATGTTGAGGAATTTATGAGCTGGGGAGATCTAAATGAAAAAGGGAAACCAATCAGTAGAGATAAAGGAAGATTATACATAAAATGGGTTGATCATGTTAGATCATACGGATATAATTTTGACTGGAGATTATTAAACTCAGCAGATTTTGGAGCTTTTACTTCCCGAAAAAGATTTTTCGCACAATTCAATAAACCGGGATTAACAATTGTTTGGCCGGAACAAACACATGCTAAAGTTACGGGGAAAGATGGAGGATTATTTGAAAATCAATTTAAGCCATGGAATGCCGTTAAGGATGTATTGGATTTGGAAGATGAAGGAGTTTCAATATTTGGAAGAAAAAAAGATTTAGTAGAAGCTACTCTGGACAGAATTTATCATGGATTAATAAAGTTTGTTGCAGGAGGTAAAGATCAATGGTTATTAAAATATAACTCTAAAAGTAAATCCGGAAAACATGTTCCTCCAAGCATTGAAGACCCTGCACCAACCGTGCCGTGTCAAGGGAGATTAGGGTTAATGAGTACTGAATTTCTAACAAAATATTATTCTGGTAAACCTGAACATAAAAATATTACTATTGAGGGTCCTGCCGGAACTATAAAAACTATTGATTCTCATGCATTAGTTCAGCCAAAGTTTTTAACAGCTTATTATGGGAACGGCTTTGCATCATCAATAGAAACGCCTTCTCCAACTGTTACAACTGGTGATAGATTTAATATTATAAATCCAAAATTTATGTGTTCATACAATTATAAAGATGAACCTAAAGATCTAAATAATCCATGCCCTACTGTATTGACAAAAGACCGTTTTGCTTTAGTAGGAACAGATTTTATAGATCAACAATTTGGAAATAGTAAACCAACATCTGTAAATACTATATTGGGGGCTATTACAACTAATCCAAAGTATGCAAAAGTCCATACAGAATGGATAATGAATACTAATTTTAAAAATATTGGAAGTAGCATTCATGTACCATCACCAACTATAACCGCTAATAGAAAGTGGCATTATCTTATGGATGCTCAATATTCCAGAGTTGGAAACAGTTTAGATCAACCTTGTTTCACGCTTATAGCTCGGATGGATAAAACACCTCCTTACCTGGTTGATATTTCTCAGGATGCTAATGATCTTCCTGATTTCATAAAAGTGATTGATAATGTTGTTGTATATGAAATCTATGATAATGATTCCCCAATGATGGTTAAAATCAAAGAATTCATGGCTCACTATGGATTGAAAGACATAAAAATGAGAATGTTGAAGATTCAGGAGCTTAAAGAAATTATGGGGTTTCCGGAAGATTACAAATTAATCGGTACCCAAGCAGAACAGAAGAAATATATCGGTAATGCCGTGGAAGTTACAATGGCACGTGTAATGTGTGAGGCTATTTGTAACAGACTTCACAGTAATAGGATTGCAGCTTAAAAACTATAAAAATGAACAACATTATAATATCAAATACAAATAAACAAAGACTAGCAAATAACGCCTATAATGAGATAGGTTTCATTGCTCAGTCTCTTATTCCAAAGATTGATACGCTTAAGGAAACCAACAAGCCAAAGCACCAACTGAAGAAAGCTGTTAACGATCTTCTTTCAGAACTGGAGAAAGTAACTAAAGAACATTATTCAAATTTCGAGCATTATGGAAAGATTGAAGCTGAAGACGGGAATCACGATGCCTTAGATATTTACAATGTCACTGCAAAGGCTTATGATGAGTTACTAGATCTACCAGCCAATGATATTACTAGCCTTATGGCTTTGAACAGAAGGCTTAAAGCTGAAGGAGTTGACTACAAGCAAGTACTAATAGATTATATACCAGTAACAAAATAGGCTATGGCAAAACAAAAGAGAAAATCAAGGCACGAGGACATAACCGACGGATCCGGAAACCTGACCAAGAAGCAGCAAAACCAGAAAGCTTTGGAAGTATTAGCAAAAGCTAAGGAAATTAATAAAGGTAAGCCAGTACGTTATCTATCTGCATCAGATAGTGTATTCGGAAGAAGCTTGAAAAAATAAAATACAATTTTCGCTAAAATTTATATACAAAAAACCTTAAAAATTATATAGTATGAGTTACGATGAAAATAGGATATCAGACCTTATTGATGGTGGTCTTATTCAACAAAAGGAACTACAGCAAATTGAATATTCCGAAATAACTGTAGAGAGAATAACAAATAATGTTTTCCTTGCTAAATGTACAACTACAAAGCCTATTAAAACTTATGTGGAAATGGAAGGCAAAACAGAAGAAATAGCCAGACAGAAATTAGAATTATTCCTACATGATCAACCTTATAAACACTTAGACAATGGAAAATAAACATGTTATATTAAAGGGTAAATGGCTTTTATGTACAAATTGTGGCGGAAAGTATGAATTTAAATTTCCTATAGATTTAGATAAAATGACCAGTAAAATAGAATTATTCAATAATCTTCATAGTGATTGCAATAAAACATGGGAAGAATTTAAGCCAATGCAATCAGGAATCGTTAATGAAAAAGCTATGTATTGGTTGAATAATGGTAGAGTTGGATCAAGTTCAAAAGCAATTTGGAATTATTTTATGGGTAATGAAAATTTTGATATAAGCCATCCTTACGATCCAGATGACTTTTCCAGATGCTATAAGCTTTTAGAATTTATTCCTGAATGGAAAGAACGAATTTTAGAAATTGGGATATTGTCCAAGGAATGGAAAAATCTGGTCGAAAGCTGGAGTACTTTAACAGATATGTATGAACGTAATGTTCGTGAAAATTGGGAAAACTCAAAAGAAATAGGTATGCACAAATTTATGAACAGTCTTATAAACTGATAACCGAACCGTAACAAATAAAATCATGAAAAAAGAAAAATTCAACTTCTACAAATTCCTTATTGATAACGGATACAGTAAAGAAGTAGTAAGAGAAAGATCAGGAAAAACATTTGCAACAGTATACCAAAAGGAAGTTGCGGAAAAAACTTGGAATGCTCTAACTGTTAACCAGGATAAAACCTTCACCGCTTCATCCCACTCTGGAGCACTAGAATTTAAAAACAGAGAGCAACCTACATCTGAAGCTGAAGCTCTGGTGATAATAGAAACTATTGAGAAAGTAAATTTAACTGAATAAGTGACGTACTGTATATCACTTTTTGTATATTTGTTAATATTAAATCCCTAAAATTTAATCAATTATGTTTAATGCATTTATTTCCGGTAACCTAACCAAAGATGCAACTTCACGCGAAGTTCAAACTGAAAAAGGTACCATATACGCAATACAATTCACAGTTGCTACAAACGAAAAATACGGAGAAAGAGAAAGATCAGCATTTTTCCCATGTACATACTGGTCAAAATCAGATAAAATAACGGAGCACCTTGTAAAAGGTGTTGCCGTTAATGCAGTCGCAAAATGGTACTCAAACAACGAACATGACGGAAGGTATTATCAGGATTTTGAAATATCAAAGGTAGAATTCCAAAGAGGTAAATCTGCATCAGCTCCTGAACCTACTATCCCACCATCTTACCAACAAACAAACCAAGCTCCTGTAAGGCAAAATACTGCTGCAGGTAGCAATACTGAAAATGTATTTGGTAACGATGATGATGACGACCTTCCATTTTAATTAACACTCTATGACAATATACAAATACCAATTAAAATTAGAGAGTAAACAGCAGATAGATATTCCCTATCCGGCTAAGATTATTAAAGCTGATGTTCAGAATGGAAATATATTTATCTGGGCCATGTGTAATCCTTCCTTTGAACCAGTGACCAAAATAATAGAGATGTTCGGAACCGGTGAAAAGATGGAAAATGCTGTGAGAAACCATATAGGCACCATGCAACTAAACAGCTTTGTTTGGCATGTATTTGAAAAATGTCATTAATCATTAAAAGCTTAAAAGAAACAACCATGTCAAAGGAAAATCTATCAATTGTATCAAGATCTGTATCAGCTGTTACTTCTGTTACCGTTAAAGAAATGAGATCCAAATCCCAGGAACAAAATAAGGTATTTGCAAGAATGATATTAGCCTATGTTTGCCAAGGTTTCTACAATGTACCCCAAAAGGATATCGCTTTATTTCTTTTATGTACTCAACCTGCCATTTCTCACTACATTAAAACAGCTCAGCAAGAAATTAACGCTAATAAAGAGTTTTCAATGTCTTACCAAAAGGTATTACTAAAGCTATCTACAAGTAAAAAGGCAAAGTCTACAGGTGTGAAAATACCAAAGATAGATCCTTATATTGGATTCCCGGAAACATGTGAAAAGAAGTTAGGTATTAAACCGGTTAAAGAGCTTCGTTTTCATCCTAAAAGAATGTGGCGTTTTGATTTTGCTTTTCCTGAAGAAAAAGTAGCAATTGAAGTTGAAGGAGGTGTTTGGAGTAGCCAGCATGGGGGGAAATCTCGTCACTTTACAGGAACTGGAGCCATTGCAGATATGGAAAAATACTCAAATGCAGCAGCTCTAGGTTGGAGAATCCTCCGTTTTACTCCTCAGGCCCTTATGAAAGAAGAAACACTTGAATTAATAAAAACAACGGTTTATTATGGTAAAGAAAACTCTATGGAAGCAAACCAATCTGTTAATCAGGAAAATGCTTTAAAAAATCTGCAATAAAGTGACGTACTGTATATCATATTTTTATATATTTGTATAGTATTTGAGCCATAGTTGTCGACAGGGTAAGACATAAAACATCCCTGAAATGGAAAAGTAGCTCAGTTGGTCAGAGCAAATCACTCATAATGATTAGGCCGTAGGTTCGAAACCTGCCTTTTCCACGACATGTTTTTACCGATTCTGGATTAAATTATGACAGCCCGGAAAGACGGGCATTTTATGGCCAATTGCCCGAGGGGTCTAAGGGGATAGTCTGCAAAACTGTTTATCGTAAGTTCGAATCTTACATTGGTCTCGGAGAATATAGTTAGCCTTCTAAAGAAGTATATCAAAAAGGCATACAAGGGAGTGGCGGAATTGGTAGACGCTATAAGTCGGATGGGATAGAGTTTTATTAGCTCAAGGTTTAGTGTCCTTAACAAAAAAACACTGGGAAAAACTCATACAGGTTCGAGTCCTGTCTCCCTTACAAATGAGTACTCACTCTTCTTGGGAAATTGCTTTCCACCGGGAACGGTTTTGTAACGCATTAATCCCTGGTACCGTAACTCGGCGGTTGGGTTAGACACAAGGATGTTGCTTATGGTCGTTACTTGTAAAATTTTATAGCCATAAACATCCTACGAGCGTGGACACTACGAGAGTGTGTCTTTTTCTAATAAAAATCCCTATGAATACATTATTGATAATTAGCTTTTTCCTTGGTTGGATACTGTCATTAACCAGAAAACATTAAATGTAGCAATGGAAAAGAAAACTACTAAAAAGACCACTACAGCTAAACCAGCTGCTAAAACTACTCCTAAAACAAGAAAGGCTACTCCGGCCAAGAAGACTTCACCACCTGATAAACCGGAAGAACTGCCACAGGAAAAACCTGTAGATAAACGAATTGGAAATCAATTCTGGAAGTTACGCTCAAAGCATGGGCGTGACACTTTATTTTCTACCCCAGAGAAACTGTGGGAAGCTGCATGCGAATACTTTAAATGGGCATCAGAGAATCCTCTATTAGAAACAAGAGTATTTCAGTATAAGGGAGCCATCGTTAAAGAAGAAGTTCCAATCATGCGAGCTATGACAATGGGACAGCTTTGTTTTTACTTAAAATGCAATGAAGCATACTTCAGACAATTCAAGAAGAATCTACCTTCAGGGGGCAACGATTTTTCTACGGTCATTGCTGACATTGAAAACGTTGTTTATACTCAGAAGTTCCAAGGAGCAGCAGGAAACCTTCTTAACGCCAACATAATATCCAGAGAGCTTGGATTGATTGATAAACAAGAGGTGGACAATACTACTACAGCTAAAATAGAAAACGTTGACGAGTTACTATCAAAGATGTCTGAAGATCAAAGAAACGCTTTGCTTTCGCTTGCTGAGGAAGCAGATAATAACCATGAGTAAACAGCCTTTAAATATTGTCTTATTAGCTTATGCCACGCAGGCGGACGAGTGTAAAAAGAATTTCTTTTACTTCGTTAAGTTGTTCTGGAAAGAGATTATATCAGAGACACCTGTTTGGAACTGGCATATTGAATATTTATGCAAGGAACTACAATCTGTTTCGCAAAATATATTTGCAAGGCTTCCAAAGCTTCATGATTTATTGATAAACATTCCTCCTGGTACTACAAAGTCAACAATTGTCACTGTGATGTGGCCGGTTTGGTTATGGTGTGTAGATCCTAGTATTCGTGTTATATCAAACTCCTACTCTAGCGATATCTCTACTGAACATGCGATAAAATCAAGAGATATTATTCAGTCTGATAAGTATAAACAGTTATTCCCAGAGGTAGAGATCCGGAAAGACAAGTCCGGGAAGCAAGCATACGATACTACACGTAACGGGGCACGTTATACTACATCTACCGGTGGAGCTATTACTGGTAAGCACGCCCACGTTATTATCAATGATGACCCACAAAACCCAAAACAGGCAGAATCTGAAGCTCACAGGAAACAAGCAGAGGACCATACTAAGACGCTTTCATCTCGTAAAGTGAATAAAGCTGTTGCAGTTACGGTAACAGTAATGCAGAGATTGCATTCTAAAGACGTTTCTGGCTATCTTCTTTCAAAAAAGGGGGAAAGTATTAAGCATATCAAGTTACCTGCTGAAATCACAGAGAAAACGCGTCCTATTCCTGCCGAACTTGAAAGCAATTACAAAGATGGTCTTTTAGATCCTGTACGTTTATCCAGGAATGATATAAATGAAGCAAAAGTAGATCTTGGTACACGTGGGTATAATGGCCAGTGGCTACAGAACCCCACAGCTGAAGAAGGAGATATCGTTAAAAAAGAATGGTTCCGGATTATCTCGAGAACAGAGTTTTATAATATCAAATCCAGATCACTTTCTCCTGTTACTAATCACTTCTTTTTAGATACAGCATTCACAGATGATACATCTAATGACCCTACAGGTATTTTGTCAACATGTAGAATTGATAATACGCTATACATAACTCACCGAGTGAAAGTATTTAAAATATTCCCAGAATTAATAAAGTACATCCCAGATTATACGGCTGCACAAGGCTATAATACATATAGTACAATTCGTATAGAGCCAAAAGCCAGCGGTAAATCAGTAGTTCAACAACTACAATCAGAAACTAAATTAAATGTTACAGAAACACCTACTCCTGTAGATAGTAAAGGTACAAGGCTTCATGCTGTGTCTCCAAAAATAGAATGTGGCCGTGTGGTGCTTGTAGAAGATGTATGGAATGAAGAATTTATAGAGGAAGTATGTGGTTTCCCTAATGCAGAACATGACGAAGACGTTGATAATCTTGTATACTCAATTAATTATCACCTCAATGGTGTTGCTCCAGGATCTCCGGGACCTGCAAATATACTTTGGTAGAAATAAAACTAATAATATGAAAATATCAGAATTTACACAAACAGAAAATATAGAAGATCAGGTTAAGATTCTTCTGGTAGAAAGAGATGGAAAGCCGAACATTGAAGATCTTAAAAAAGAATGGGACCCTAAAAAACATAGGGTTATTGTTGATCAGGAGTTCTTAAAGGATAAAAAACTAAAAGATGCAAACGGCCAAGATAATGGCAAAAAGAAAGTAAATCGTATTGCAGGTCCATATCAGAAGATGATTGTAAAGCGCTCTGTTTCTTTCGGATTCGGTAATGATGTAGAGATAGAGCACAATGCAGAACCAAAATCCGATGAAGAGAAGGTACTAAATATCGTAAAGAAAATATTAGAGGAGAATAAAATACATTCCTTTAATAGAAAACAGGCAACTGAAATGTACAGAGCTGCTGAAGCTGCTGCACTATGGTGGTATCGAAAAGTTGATAAGCCTCATACTGACTATAGTGATGAACCATGTAACTATGAGCTGAATGTAAAGCTGCTTACTCCATGGCCCGGTGATAAACTTCTTCCGCAATTTGATGTATATGATAAAATGAAGGTATTCTCCCGGTTGTACTCGGTAAATAGACCAGGCGGAAAGAAAGATGAATACATTGATGTCTATACCTCTGATGAATTCAAGAGATTTAAAAAGGGTGACAGTGGATGGTTAGAAGATGTAGAGAAAACAGATGACGGATTTAAACCGATATGGCAGGAAAATATTATCGAGAAAATACCTGTTGCATATGGATATCAGGAAGACGCTGAATGGCGTGATGTTCAATACCACATAGAACGATTGGAACTACTACTCTCCCGTCATGCAGAAATAAATGATTACCACGCAGCACCAAAAACATTCATTGAGGGTGAATTAAGTACAATGCCTGAAGCTGGAGAAGCTAATGGAGTATTGCAAGGTAAACCAGGTACAAAAGCCTATGTTCTTTCATGGACCGACTCTCCGGAATCTATAAAACTGGAGATTGAAACGCATTTAGAAAACATTCACAAGTTTACACAGACCCCTGATATCTCCTTCAAATCAGTTAAAGGATTAAGCCAAATATCTGGTGTAATGCTAAAGATGTTATTCATGGATGCACACCTGAAGGTAATGGAGAAAGAAGAAATCTGGGATGATTACTTTACCCGGAGCTTCAATATCATTAAATCCTTCGTTGGGAAGCTTCTATATCCAAGTTTAGAGGAAGCAGCAAACAGACTGAAAATGAAGCCAAGGTTCAAACCATATATGATTGATGATACTAAAGCATGGATTGAAACGCTTATGGCTGCAAATGGTAACCTTCCAGTATTATCACAGCAAAAGTCTGTTGAAATGTCCGGATTAACTAATGATCCTACTGGAGAATGGGTGATCATTCAGGCAGAAACTGAAGTGAACAAAGCACAAGACGTATTCCAACCAACTAATTTATAATATCATGTTCGTAGAAATTAAAGACATAGAATTCGATTCGTTTAATGAATCAAATGAAAACGCCAACTATCCGGAAAGTGGATTTTATATGGTTAAAGCAGAAAGTCATAATGATCTCAGGTTTGTAGATAAAAATTTAAAAACTCCATTTTTCATTTGCCATAAAAGTGTATTCGATGGAATTAAAGTACATATTAATAATCCTGAGGCTATTACACCAACTGAATTAGATAATACAACACCTCCAGCCAGTTATGTATCAGAATCGTTTGTAATGGATTTTACAAAGCTATTGTTAGGTAAAAAATAAGTTATGGAAGAAAGAAAAGTATTCGGATTCTCTGAATTGAAATATGAGACGGAGTTGGATAGTAAAGAGTTTGAAATGTCACATAGTATGGCATTTCAGAGTGAACTAATTCCATATCCTGACAATAGCTACCTTCTAAGAATATTTGGTGGAATTCCAACAAAGAAAGAAAGCTTCCTTTCAAAATATAAAAAGGGAAAACGCCCACAAGGAAAGCACCGGAGTAAACTGAAAGCATACAAGGTCACAAGTAATAACGGAGTATTAGAATCATTGATGGCATACAGGGAAAGACTTGATAATATAGAACATTTAGTACTTCCTAAACCCCCAAGAATGGCATTTATCCCACCAAAAATAAATTAGAATATCATGAAAAAGTTAATACCATTGTTTCTATTTACCATATTAGTCAGCTGCTGTGACCCAATGAAATATGGCTATTGCGTTGGTAAGAAGTTTACCCCAGCACACAATGAAAGTAGATCACATTTAATTGGTAAGACATGGTATAATACTACTGAACATGTACCAGATGAATATATTGTCTACTTCGCTAATAAGTACCGTACAACATCTAAAAAGGTTGATGCAATAGCCTATACTGAATATACAGAGGGAAAATTATACAAATTAAAATAACCATGCCCAAAATACACGATGACGACTTTGACCGCCTGCACTTCAACCGAGTAGAAGCTAATGTTCGAAAGGTGAACAACCTTTATAATAGACTTATTGGTGATATTGTAAAGGCGGTTTCGTCTGGGCGTATTGATCCTAACCGACTGTTCCAGTTTTCTGATTATCCGGATCTGAATAAAAAGTCTACACAACTATTTGAATCCTTTGCAAAGAACATTTTTGCAGAGATACAACATCAAATGACAGACAGCTGGAAGTTCGCAGAGAAAAAGCAGTCTACACTGGTCAATAAAGTAGCCCGAAAACTTAGATTATCCAAGGAGCAGGTATCAAAGTATAACGCACCTAATTTAGAAGCTTTAAACGCCTTCCAAAATAGAAAATCAGACGGATTAAGGCTGTCAGATCGTGTATGGAACTATTCCAACCAATATAAAAAGGAAATAGAACTCGGATTAGACCTTGGTATTGGTGATGGTAAGTCTGGAGCAGCACTTGCAAGAGAACTTAAGCAGTATCTGATAGAGCCTGATAAGCTATTCCGGAGAGTAAGAGATAAACATGGTCAGTTGGTCCTGTCAAAAGCTGCACAAGCATACCATCCGGGGCAAGGAGTGTATAGATCTTCTGCTAAGAATGCTCAGAGACTAACAAGGACCGAAAATAACAACGCTTATCATGAATCTAACTTTCTGAAATATCAGCAATTTGATTTCGTCATTGGCATTCGAATAAAGCTTTCTAATAATCCTAATCACTGCGACTTCTGTGAGACCATGGCCGGTGAATACCCTAAAGACTTTAAATTCTGGGGATGGCATCCACAATGCCGGTGCACCACTGTACCAATTCTGAAGACGTGGGAACAGATGGAAAAAGACAATGAGCGTATTATCCAAGGTAAACGACCGTTGAAAAGTAAAGATACGATTACGGAACCACCGTTAGAATTCCGTCAATGGATATCTAACAACCAGGAGAAAATATCAGCTGCCAAAGTAAAACCGTATTTCATCCAGAACAACCCTAAACTGATTGATAACATTGCCCAGAAACAGGCATTTGTTTTTGATACTAAAGAGATCAAGAATTTAGGCTTTGCGGTATCAAACAGAATGGATCTCGACGATCTTCCGGGGATATATGATAAGTATATGAAAGGCTTTGATCTGAAGGAACTCGATTCCGAAATGTTAAGCATTATCGAAAACAATGGTATCAGGTTAGATGGTAGATATATTGAATTCCAAAAAGACAATATTGAAGTAACCTACTACGGCGATAAGATTCAGATGATGCGGGTATTCAGTATTCAAGACAGCAAAAACGTTGTGGAGCATGCATATTTGAAAATAGATCCTTCCCTTCAGGGAAAAGATATGACAAAAGAAATGTTCCGGGCATGGTATAAGCAGTATGCAAACTCAAATATTGATGAAATACATGTTCACGCGAATATAGATGTCGGTGGTTATGCCTGGTCACGATATGGATTTGGTGCAAAAGCACAAAAAGACATTATAGATGTTATTAGAAAGGCTTCCTCTAGGCTATCTGGCGATGATTTAAAAGTATTCAATAAATGGATAGTAGAAAGCGAAAAGAATGCCTTTTTCGACATGAATAAGCTGTCATTCGAACCTTTCGCAAAGAAATTGCTACTCGGTACAGACTGGTATGGCTTTTTAAACCTGAAGGATCGTAAACAGTCAAAAATATTTACAGACTACTTATTTGGGAAATGATGTTTTATACTTCAGATAATCTGCTTCAGTATATCCCCATCTTTCCAATGTAGCAATGATATCTTCTTTTTTGGTATTGTTACGCATAGCGGCCCAAACAGCATGTTTTGTTTGGGTTTCTTTGTCTACAGTGAATGTAGAATGCATTTTGGTATTTAGTTCTTCTTTCATTATAATAGTATTATGTTTTCATCATTAACAATTGAATCATGAGCTACATATACCATATCATGATCTTTTACTGCTTCTGCATTTTCTGCAGCTTTCAATAAACTTGCTTTAGCACATCTAAATGCATATTGTTGCCTATTTACCTTGTCACCTAAATATGACAACGTTCCAACAGATCCAGTAGCTACAATTGGAGAATCACCCGTAAAATCTCGAATAGTGTCTTCAAATGTTTCTTTCACTATGAACCCGTTCCATCTTAATTTATTTTTAATAAACTCTGTAAAGCCTTCTTTCTTAAAATCTTCATAGATTTTTATTAAATCTAAAACATTACAGTCAAAAATTAGTGAAGCTTCAAAAAGCCTTCCGTTTATTTCAAAATCATTCATAATAATTCCTTTTGAGTTAATGTATAATACAGGCTTTGCAACTGGTGAACGTATTTAATATGTTTGAGAGGTTGGCCCATTAAACGAACTATATTGTCTTTAAATCCAATTATCATATTTCCAGCATTCAAACTATATCCTTTGTATGTAACAGTATCAGTAAATTCTATTCCAAGTTTCATTAACCAACCTTCAGTTAATGGAATTGGTGTGTAGTTTTGTAATCCGTATGCTAACGGGTCATTAAACATTGCGAAAAGTAACCTTTCATCTAATTTTACTTCAATATCATTTAGATAATAGAAATTACCTACTCTAAGGTCATTAGCAGTTAAGTTATCAGACATTCTCTTTAGATTTACGTATTAATTTGTCTTTTCTAATAACACAGAACTTTGTCCTGTATTCGTCTTCAAAACCCAGCTTTTGTTTGTATACTGTAGCGATCTTAACACCTAATACTTCAGGAGTAAAGAATGCGAAAACAGCAGAAAGACTTCCAAAATAATAGTCTTTTTTGCCGTCTACTTCATCAAAAAACCTAACATGGTATATTGTACCGTAATTCATATTGTAAAGGTAATTATTTTGGTTCATACTGCTTAATCATAATGCCATGCAAATATTGCGTCTCTCCATGCTACAACGAGTATTATTGCACCTATAAGTAATAGTATATAAAGTGCTAGACAGATCTTGTCTTCTGTATTTAAATCTTTAAAAAACTTCTTCATTTCACAAAATTACCCGATGCTTTTTAGGGTATTTTACGGTTTCCCGTAATGATTACTTTCTTATTTTTCTATAGAAGCCAGGAGGAATTACCCCTCTAGGCTTTTCTTTTACATACTGCATTTCATTGTCAATTTGTTTAGCTGCAGCTGTTATAAGGTTTATATTTTTTTCTTTAGCTCCGGATCTTACACCAAAAAGCTCAATAGCTTGTCTCATTTCCTCATAATTCAGATTATAAATTTGACAAAACTTTTCAAGATCTCCGGAACCAATGATCATTATGTCATCAGGTATTTTATTTTCCATTGTCTACTTCGTTTTTAATTTGTCTTGCGAATTTTCCGGCATGGATGGATGTTGATCTTTCAGTAAAATATTTACCTTCATCATACATTTTTCTAATATACAATCTGCCATTGTAGAAGAATCTTAGTTCTAAAAAGTCACCCTCAGAAAGTGATGTCACATAACCAAGTTCAGTCAGTATATTACCTATTGTATATATTCTGGATGCTGTGGTAACTTTAGTATAGCTTGAATGTCCATTCGATACTTTATAGTCTTCATTATTTACTATCATTGTCTTTTACTTTGTTGATTAGTTCTTCAGCATTGTCTAATGCTTTTAAAAAATTATCAGGGTATTGAAGCTTATCAGACATTACTAATCTTAATTCATGCTTAAAACGCATTATTTCTGATAAGGCTGAAAGCATCTCTTCTGAGTGGTCGGGGACAGGCTCTAACCAATATTTTGCGTTTATAAATGCTTCGATAAACTTCTCACCATTGAAATATCCTATTTGATTACCACTAGCGGAATTAATAATAAAGTAAAATCCTGCTTTATCCGGCAGTCTCTCACTTACCTGGACTTTTACATATTTTGTTTTCATTTGTTAGCTTAAAAAGTTATATCCTATTTTCACACTTTTTGCTTCTTCTTCGGTATTAAATAGCAACATTGTTGTATCTATTCTACCATAACAATCATATTTCACTTCCACTGCCCATTTATCCAAGTCGGAATACTTTTCATTAGGTGGATATATTCCTGTAACTTCAGTTACATAACAATCTACTAGGTTCATAATTAAAATATTGGAGGATTAGGTTTAATAAATTTTTGCCAGTGAGAGACAGTTTTAATCCAGTATCTTCTTATTTCAGGATCAGATAAGTATTTACTGCTAGCAACTAGTACTTCACCTGTTTCTGTAAATATTAGTAAATCTTCTTTACTCCTATCCTTCGGCAAATCCTCTTCGCTTTCAATTCGTGTCCAGCCGTTGTTGGTTTCTAGGCCAGATAGTGACTTTGGACGAACTGAATGCGTGTTTTTATTTAATTTCAGTCTTGAAAACATATCCATTTGATATTGAGATGGGGCTACTTTAATCCAACCTTCATTTTCTAATGCATATTTCTGTTTTTCATTTGATAATTCTATCCAATGCTCCCCGTAGGCAGCCTTTATTGCTTCGTGTTTGCTATTCTGTGAGTTCATATGATGTTATTTTTTCAAGTAATCCAATTTCTACAACGAAGGAAGGATCTATTAAATCTAAAATGCTTTGTGCATGGCCTTTGCTTTCTTCTAGTCTTTCTTTTGCATCTTCAAAGGCTAAACTGCTACTTATGGATTCAAATTCAAGCTCTTCAATTATATTTTCAATGTTATCAGCGAAATCATTAATAATTTCAGCTACATAATCATTACATCCTATTTCTTCTACTGTATCTTTAAGAGATTGGGCTTCTTTATTTAATTCGGTTAGGTTCATAGTTCTGTTGCTTCTTTTATTAGTGATTCTATTTCCTCATTTAGCCATGAAGGAAGAGTATGAGCTTGTGCTTGACAATCTAATACTCTACTTAACATTTCAAGCATTTCCGGTGCTTTGGAAATTAACTTTGCGTTTGCTTCCCAATTCTTTAAACTTGATTCACAAGCATCTTTATATGGTTGTTGACATACTACATTAGCTTTATCATTTATATCGGAGGCAACCATGAATAAATCATCTTTATTCCCGTCTAAATACCAATTTCCTTTTGTTCCTTTGAATTCGCTCATAGTAGGGTAATGTTTTTAGGATTGGTTATTGATTCTTTGTCTATCCAATGTTTAAATTCAAACTCACTGAATTCATTAAATAATGACACATTCTCCGCTGCCTTTTCCAAAGAAGCCTGAGCTACTTCGCGGGCGTAACGCTTTGCCACTTCATCCATTAATTGCTCAATGTCATAAACTTTACTAACACCTGTTCCACGTTCATAGTCGGTATCAAGCATTTCATTCCAATTAGTGAATGTTCTTTTATATATCTCTGATAGTTCTAAGGCATACTCGTTCTTGATCTCTTCCAGTCTTTTCATTACTTTTTATTTTCTAGTTGTTTTAAGAGTTCGTCTGCAAAATCAATTGCTTCTTCACAATGTGATCTAATTTCACTAGAGCTATTACCGCTTCCATAAGACCTTTTTTCAGTTTGTGATGACAAAATCCCTTGTAAAAACATTCCAGCGAAATACTCCCGTTTTGAAAGTCCAGATAATTGCCTTTGTCTATGTGGTAGATTGTATTCAGTAAACTCTGTTTCATTTATTGTTTCTGCTACCGCTGGATATATTGGTTTGTCTGCGTTGTTCATTTTTTATTTGTTTGGGGTTAAACTTTCGTGGATATTTCCTATTATCTCTATTGTGTCCTTATGTAATCTTGGATGTCCGTATTCAATTGATAAGAAATTATAGGAATGAGGTCTTTTCTCAGTAAGGTTTTTGAAAGTGAACATTCCATAATGATGATATTCAATAACCATTTTATATCTAAGACTATTAACATGATTCCCAATGTATTTTGTGGAATTTTGGTTTATCAAAGATTCAACTATATCCCCCTCGAATATCTTGTTTCCGTTTTTGTCCAAAATTCCAGTTGACCACTCTATTATTCCGCCATTTTCAGAGCTTGTTATAAAATTGCCTTCACCATCCCATAAGGAGAAAAAACCATTTGAACCGATTTGTAAATGATGGTTCGTTTCATTTTCGTTTGCTTCTGGGTAATGATATTTGTTACCGTCCCAAATTCTTATTTCTCTCATATTTTATTTTTAAGGTTGTTAATTGGTAATAAGCTTATCTCCTTCTGAACAATAAGAAAATCCAATCTTAATGAAGTTGGTATCTCTCACTAAATACCATTCAGTTGTATTATCATCATCACTTTCTGCAAATAGAAGGTCAGAATTAAAACCAACGTAATAATTATAGTTGTAGCTACTTATATCTCCTAAGTGCTTAAATTGAAGCATGTCTGTGCCTTCTGGGTAATTCTCTTTCATAATATTTTTTTTGAAGATTAAAACCTTAGCATTGTTAGGCTTTCTGCATTTTATTTACAATGTGGATTATTTCATCCATTTCTGATTCTAGTAGTGTTAATCCATGTTCGTTATGCATGTGATTAAATAACTCTTGATAGTGACTTTGAAATTCAGGAATCTCAGGTGTTACTTTCTCAAACTCGTATCTTGGTATATATAGATTTAGCTTTTTAAGAAGCGATCTTGTTTTGCTTGGCATATAGCTACCTTTTAATGGCTTATGTCCATAACGAACAATAACAGCACTATAAATCTTTCTTCGGAAGGTGTCTATATTATACCCTCTGCCAAGTGTTTCTTTAGCTTCTTTGGCTGCTTGCAAAATATCTTCATCAGTGGCGGAATCAGTGATTTCTTTGAATTTGACATCATACTCTTCTTTAGTAAAAAGTCCTTTTCTGTGTTCTAAGTCTTTTAACAACTCTAAAATGTTCATTTTATTTTTTATTTATAATTCAGTTAGATAATATATTCAACATATTTATATTATATATAAAATAAAAGGCTTTTTACATCTTAACATAAATACTAATACAAAGATATATAAAAAACTTAAATGATATACAGTCTATCACTTTTTTAACTTTGTTTCAATCATTTATCGAAACAAAATGAATAGACAAGAATTACTAAAAATCACGAAAAAGCACTTTAACAAGTTTGGTCTTTCCGCAAAATCATTGGGCGAAATCACAACTCTGATTGAGGGTTCTTTAGATGAAAACTCAACTGATGAAGATGCAATCGAACAATGTAAGCGATTTGAGCCACTTGCAAGCTCCTACCAGACAGATATTGACACTCGTGTTACTTCTGCTGTGGAGAAGGCTAAAAAAGGATCAGAAGGTGCAGGATCAGGAGAAGGGGCTAATGATGAACCTAATCCAGGTAATCAACCTCCGGCGAACTCAAACGAAGCTGTTCTGGCTGCCATTGCTGCGCTTAGCACTAAGGTAACGAACATGGAAAAAGGGCAATCTGTGCAAACAAACAATGAAAAAGTTGTTGCAGCACTGAAAGAACTTAAAATGTCTGATAAACAAATCGAATCAACAATGCTTGGAAGAAGCTTTGAAACGGCAGAATCTGCTACAGAGTTTATAGAAAAGCAAACTGATCTATATGCTGAAATAGCTAAAGAGCAGGTTAGTGAAAGAGCAGGTTCAGGCATCGCTCCTATGGGATCTGGAGGAAATGTAACAAAAACTCAGAAGGAAGCTGATATAAAAGCTTTCAATGACAAATTCTAAGGTTTCGGTAGCTAATAATCATTTAACAAAAACAAAATGGGATACTTAGAATCTACTTCAGAAACTGGAACAAGAGACATTCCAGTATTCCAGAAGGTCCTTGAAACTGCCAGAGGTGGTTTTACATTGGATATGACTGGATTGACAGAGGGGAATGTTATTCCTGCGGGAACCCCTATTACGTTTGACGAAGCTACCAGAAAAGCAAAAATTGCTGATCTTACAGGTACTGCACCTAATCAAACGTCCGATGCTAAAGGTTTGCTTTATGCATCTGTGAAAATTAGAAAGAACGCTCCTATCGATGTTGTATTGAGAGGAACTGTTTATAACAGGAGAGTTACACCAGCGATTAATGATGCTCATAAAAAAGCATTACCGCTGATCATTTTCTCTGAATCATTCTAACCCTTTAAAGACTAATAACCATGGAAACGACAATGTTCGGAAACGTAGTGGACCAAGAGACACTACAAATTATGATCGATACAAGGGCAGAAAAATTCAATGCTCCTTGGTATAAACAGTACTTTACTTTTGCTGTTCCTCAACTTTCACTTACGTATAGCTCTGTACTTGGTACATCAACCATTACTCCAGCTGCACCTTTTGCAACCAGAGATGGTGAGACTCAACTGGCAGCTCGTGAGACACTTGAAAAAATGACTGGTGAAATTCCACCAATCAAATACATGCGAGATCTTAATGAAGAACAGGTAAGAAATTATAAAGTTCTTCAAGCTCTACAAGGTGTAACTGATCAGGATAAAAAAATGCAGGCCTTAAAACTTATCTGGGATGATGTAAAATACGTTTCAGAATCAGTTGATAACAGGCTTAACCTTACAGCTGCTCAGGCTATTTCTACTGGTAAAATCAATATCACAGCTGACAATAACCCATTAGGTATTGTCGTAGGAGAAATTGACTTGAAAATGCCAGCTGAAAATAAGGTAAATGCATCTAACGATTGGAGCGATGCAGCTGCTTCTAAACCTATCACCGATATCATTGGTGTCGTAAACAAAGCATCTGATAAAGGTTTGCTTTTCGCAAAAATTCTAATTGAAAGATCTGCAATGTTCAATTTCCTTCAATCCAAAGAGGTAAAAGAAACTGTAGGTACATTCTTCGGATTATCAGCAGCTGCAAGAAGCTCCCAAACTGCACCATTAACGATTGATAGAATCAACGAATATATGACAGCTGCAAAGCTTCCTGTATTTGAAGTAACTGATATCCGTGTAGCAGTACAGAAAGACGGTAAAGATTCCATCATTAAGCCATTTGAAGAATCAAACTTGGCATTTATTCCAGAGGGTAACCTTGGGGAGATTAAGAATGCATTGGCAATGGAAGAAATGGAACCTGTTGAAAAAGTTATTTACGCTAAAAACAACAGAACACTGATTTCTAAATGGAAACAGAACGAACCTTTCAAAGAGTGGACAAAAGCAGAGCTTAACGCATTCCCGGTAGTTGGTGCAATCAAGTACATCTACCTGTTAAGTACTACAAAGTCATTTTCATAATAAAATATTTTAGGGATGTCAATAACCAACCAGAGCTATTTCAATAGCAAGTTAAATCTTCTGGGAATCACTATGAGTGATCAAGATTTAGAGGTGTTTTTCCTTTCAAAGGATATTAACCCTGCTGATTCTTTAACGGACCCAAAGCAGATGGACGCTGTATTTACCGAAATAGTTCTGGGGTTATTGGTTAAACCTGATATTTCAGAAGATGATTACTCAATAAAGTACAACAAGGATTCATTAGAAGCCTGGTATTCTTATGAGTGTACCAGATTAGGAATTGAAAACTTGCTTAAAAAGGGAGAATCAGAAGTAAAAGACATGAGCTTCTTATCATGAAGTTTGAGCAATATCCATACGATCTATTTGTAATAAAAATTGTAGGTGGAGGCCGTGATGATGACGGTTTTCCAATACCTACTACAGAAGAGCCTGTCTTTCATTCTAAATGTAGAACAATTGCTGCCGGTTCCGGAAACATTGTGGCCACTGAAAGCGGAGAAGTAACAAACTATTCAACAACAATAGTAATGCCCTTAGGTACGCCGATAATAGAGGCAAACTCCAAAATTATGGTCAGTGATGGGACGAAAGGCAATGTAATCAGATTTAAAGAAAGACAGCTTCACTGTAGATTATGGGTGTAAAAGCAAATTTTGATTGGAATGGTATAGATAAGTACCTGGAGAGTCGCAGACAACTTTTAGAAAACCTCATTCTTCGTAACCTGAACTATTTAGGAATGAAGTGCGTTGCATACGCGAAATCATTAGATACCTATGTAGATAGGACAGGAAACCTACGAAACTCTATTGGATATGTGATTGTAAAAAACGGGCAAATTGTTGAAACCCTTTTTCAGGCTGATAGCCAGGGGCAAGATAATATGACGTCAGATCAATCCGGAGAAGAGGAAGGTGAAAAGTTCGCAAAGGAAATTGCCCAAAATTTCAGAGAGGGATTTGTCTTAATAGTTGTAGCTGGTATGGACTACGCAAGTTATGTTGAAGACGTTCACCATTTAGACGTATTACAACCAGCAGAAACACTCGCTAAATCTGAAATCCAAAAGATCATAGTAAGCATTGTTGAATCAATGAAAAAAGCATCATGATAACATCATTTGAATTAAAAAGTATAGTATACAATATCGTTAAAAACAGTGGTGTAAAAGCCCTAATCAACGGAGAAATATACAACACCAACAGACCGCTTAATTCTCCTAAAAATGACATTGTTATTGGCTCTCTTGCTTCTGGTAATGATACAATGAATTCATCTGTAGTATTGGTTAATATCTATGCTAAAGACATTCAGACAGGCCAAACATATGAAGCTGATTATAGAACATTGAACAATGCTACAAAACACCTTCTCCCCTTTTTTGATGATGTATACATAAAAGAGAAAAAAACTAATCTGGATATCGAATATCAACGAGACTACAAAGTTGAAGGTGTCCAGGAATATGTATCCGTAATCCGGATAAAAACCATAACAAAACTATAACCAACTAAATAAAAAACCATGTGGACTTTAGGACTAGAAAAAATATTGTCAGGAGACCCGGCTGCAGATGGCGGTATGGGAACAACTCTTACAGAACACGATGAGACACTAAAAGGTACGGCTGTTTTAGAAAATACGGATCCGACAATTACGTGGATTTCTACGGAAGAAAAAGGAAAAAGAAAGGCTATTAACCAGAATGATTCAGAGACTACTCTAACATTCGAGGTTGCAGACCCTTCACTTGAAACTCAAGCTTATTACTGTGGTGGTGCTGTTGTAACCGGTACAGATAATAAGAAATCTTATTCTCCACCAAAAGGAGGCGCAACAATCTATAAATCTTTCAGAGTTGTCACTAAGGAAGGTGTAGATGTGCTGATTCCAAAAGGAGGTATTAATGCGAAACCACTGAGCGGTACTATCGGTACTGAGAATGTGCTTACGCTTAAAGTTGTTGTAACAGCTGAGATACCTGAAAAGGCAGGAGAAAAGTACATCGACTACGTAGAAAAATAATAACAGAAAGCCATCCTACTGGAGGGTGGCTTTTTTCTTACAACTATTATGCAAGAAGACAATCAGGATTTTGACAAATTATTAGCCGAGGAAATTGAAGCTCGATTGCTGATAAGAGAAGGAGCCTACTTTGAAACTCCCAGATCTTCATTTTTTGGAATAAAACGTAAACCTAAAAAATGGCATATAAAGCCATTAATGTACGGAACTATCCTTGAAGCAAATATTTATGCTGTTAAGATCAAAATGAATCTTGCCGAAGATAGGCTTTCATCTATCATTTCAGAAATGGATAATAACATAGGTCCGCAACTAAATTTTATAGCAACCTGTTTTCTCCATAGTAAATGGAAAATAAAACTATTCCGGAAGCCACTGGCGAAATACCTGATGTGGAAAATAAATCCGGAAACAGCACAAAAGATCTGCATAGGAATTTTACAAATGTATGATCTAAAAAATTTTACAGACTCTATCAGATTAATCGGGACAGTAACAAGTCCTCAGGAGCCCACTCTGATAGATACGAATATACCGGGCTCAAATCCACCTATGGAACCATAGGATCAATACTCAAAACATTACCGGGTATCACATATCAGGATATCATGTGGAAGATCAGTTGGCCTGTTTTACTTCGAATAATGGCAGATCTACCAAACTATATAGAAAAAGACGATCCAGAAGGAAACACTGGAGAAAATGGCTCAAAAACACCAAAAGAAAACGAAAACCTAACACCTGAAAATTCTGACAAGTTTAAGCAGTTCATTCACGGCTTACAGGCGTCTCAAAAAAAATAAACCATGAGTGCATTAAATTTTGAAGCTCTATTAACTACACGAGATTTCGAATCCGGAATGCAAAGAATCCGGAATGACATTAAAGGTGTGTCTAATTTGGCTGTTCAAGAAGCTGCTAGAATGGATTCTGCATTTAAGAATCTATCCACAGGTATTGCCGGTTATTTTTCTGCACAGTCATTAATGGGATTTGTAAAAGAATTAATTAATGTAAGAGGTGAATTTCAAAAAACAGAGATAGCCTTTGCTACAATGCTTGGGGATGCTAATCAAGCCAAATCATTAATGGGTGATATGGTGAATTTAGCTGCTAAAACTCCTTTCTCTCTTCAAGATGTTTCCAATGGTGCTAAACAGTTATTAGCATTTCAAATTCCTGCTAGTCAGGTTGTAGATACACTTACCCGGATGGGTAACATTGCTGCAGGTCTATCAATCCCATTAAGCAGAATTAACTTGGTATATGGCCAAGTAAAAGCTAAAGGTAAATTGATGGGTGATGATCTCCGCCAATTTACTGAAGCCGGTATTCCAATGATTGCAGAGCTTGCCAAGAAGTTCAATAAAACTACAGCCGAAATATCGGATATGGTTTCTGCGGGTAAAATTGGATTTAAAGATGTAAAAGACGTCTTATTTGCCATGACTAATGAAGGAGGGATGTTTTATAACCTTATGGAAAAGCAGTCTGCTTCTTTATCTGGTAAAATATCAAACTTGGAGGATGCATGGGATCAGATGCTGAATAAGCTTGGAGAAGCTAATGAAGGTATTTTAAATGATTCAATAGATGGATTAGCTTACTTAGTAGATCACTATCAGGATGTCCTTGATATATTAACAGTAATTGTAGCTACTTATGGAGCATACAGAGCAGCTTTAATTCTTACTGCTGTTGCTCAACAGGCTCTAGCAATAGGGCAAAATATTGCGAATTGGATAAACTTAGCAAGAGGTATTAAAACTGCTGCAGATGCACAAGCTTTGTTTAATTTAACTACAAACGCAAATCCTTTTGTAGCATTAATTACTCTTATTGCGTTAGCGACTTCTACTTATGCTGTTTATGGTGATCAAATACGCAATTTACTATCTATATCAAAAGATTTTAATGCTTCACAAGCAGCCCAGGCACAAATTACAGAAAAGTATCACAATGAATTTAGCAAAGGTGTTGCAAAGTCAAAGGCTGAAATAGATTTACTTGTCCACACAATAAGAAATGAAAACACTTCTTTAGAAAGTAGGAAAAAAGCATATGAGAAACTTATTTCCATAGATCCTGCATTCCGTGGAACTCTGGATGCTCAATTTAAAGCTACAGATAGATTAGCTTCTATGTTTGATTATGTAACTAAAAAAATGCAAGAGTTTGCAAAAGCTCAGGCAAGAATGGCTGTTACAAGAGCAAATCTAGAAAAAGAGGCTCAATCAGAGATGGATTATCAGAAAGCTGAATATGATTACCAAAAAGCTTTAGAGAAATCAAGTAAAACACCTATTAATAGACTGGGTGGAGATAATTCTGGAATTAAGAACAGGCAAGAAGCCATTGAAGCAAAAAAGCTTCGTGATGAAAAGCTTAAAGAGTATAAAGAAAATAAGGAATTAAATGAATATATCCTTAAAAGCAATGATGAAATAACAGCTCAGATACAAAAGAATATTGCTATTGCTGACAAACAGCTTAAAACTGGTATGGTTAACGGCAAAAAGGCCAATAAAGAAACTATAGAATGGGTTAAGCAATTAAAAAAGAATGAGGAAGATAAATTAAAAATATTTATTCCAATTGAAATTGGAGATGATACAGTTGCTGCTTCGGGACCTTCCGGATGGGCTTCCAGATTAAAAGAAAGAATAAAGTCTTTGGGGGAAGCTATAGACAGCGCTCCTACAAAAGAATTAGCTAGAAAATATACACTTCAGAAAGAAGCACTTGAAAAAGAATTAGATAGCATTAATTCTAAAAAAACTGGAGAAAAGCAGCTTGCAGAAATCTTTCCGGAGGGAAGTATTAAAGATCTGGAAAGAAGAGCTCAGCTACTTGAGGAAGCTTTGCAAACCATGCAAAATGGTATGGTAAGACTACGTAAGCTTGATAAATTTGGTCATGACAAAGATAAAAATGGAAATCCTTATTACACAGGGCAAACTGTCACAAAAGAAGAGGCTAAAAAGCAGCTTCAAGACATAAATAATGTTTTAGAGGAAAAAAGAAAGGAAATCCAGATTAGATCTTTTGATGATGAAATGTCAGAGACGGAACGTCAATGGAAAGCCCGTTATAAAATTGCTAAATATTATGGAGAAGAAATAGCAAAAGCTCAATTCCCTAAACTTAACGGAAATTCTTATTTCGATGAAATATCCAGAAAATTTGAGGTTCTAGATGAAAAACGTAAATCAGGAGTTAATCTTTCTTCATCTGAATTATCCCAGTGGGATAAACTAAAAGTTGCTCTTGACGGATTGTTAGGTGAAAAGGACAATGTCACTCAATATACGGAGAACATTGAAAAAGCTTTAGATAGAATTCCTTCCTTAACTGACCAAATTAGATTCTTAAAAAAAGAGGTTGATAAACAAAGTGATGATAAAGCTGGGTTAAGCCAAGGTTTCCTTTCTATCGCATCCAATAAATACCAAGAAAAGTTAAAAGAACAACAAAGGCAATATGCTGATTTCTTAAAAGCTCATAGATCATTTGAAGAACAGAAAGCTGAAATAACTGAAAGATACGCTTCTCAAAGAGAAAAAATCGATAAGGATAAAACGCTTACATCAGATCAGAAGGTATATCTAAAAAAAGAATCTTTCAAAGCTGAAGGTAATGAGGTTTCACAAGCTTTTTTATCTGGTTTGGCTAACGATCCGGCTTGGACTAAAGCATTCCAAGACTTAGGAAATGTAACAACATCTAAACTTAAAGAATTAAGAAAAAAGATTGTCACACAAATTAATTTAATGATTGCTGCGGGTACTGCCACGCCTGAATCAATGAAGATTCTTTATGAGCAATTGAAATTAATAGACGGTGTTGTTATTAATAGAAATCCATTCAAGGCACTTACTAAAGCTCTAAAAGAATTTAATAAAACTGCCAGTGATAGCCCTGATAAACTTGAAAAATTAAGAAATGTTGCTTTAGCTGTTAAAGATGCTTCTGATTTGATAAATGTAGGAATTTCTTCAGGTCTAAGCATCGCTGAAGATTTAGGTGTTCAATTTTCAGATTCTGCAAAAGATATTATTGGTGATGTACAAACTGCACTTGGTGGTATTGGAGATTTAGCATCTGGTATTGCTACCATGAATCCAGCTTCCATAATGAAAGGCGTTGCCGGGATTATAAAAGGTATTGCTGGAATGTTCAACAATGACAAGAAAAAAGAACGTCAGATAAAATCCTGGGCAAATGAAGTTGAGAACCTTAAAAACATGTACAAAGAGCTTGAATATGCTGTTAAAAAAGCTCTTGGGGATGATGTATACAAAGGCCAATTAGATCAGGTTAAAAACTTACAACAGCAACAGCAGCTTCTTATTCAAATGCGAAATAAAGAAGCTGATAAAAAGAAGTCTGACCAAGGCAAAATCAATGACTACAATAGCCAAATAGAGGATATCAACCGAGCAATTCAGGATATCCGTGATAATATCATAAAAACGGTTCTGCAAACTGATGCTAAAGATTTAGCTGCTCAGCTTGGCGATGCTTTTATTGAAGCCTTCAGTAAGGGTGAAGATGCGGCCAAAGCTTTGGATAAAGTTACTGGTGATGTTTTCCGTAACATGGTTAAGAATGCTTTAAAAATGAGAATGGAAAAGGCGTTACAACCTGTTTTAGATCAGATTTTACAAGCTTCTGGCTTTGATAAAGATGGAAAGGGCTCATTCAAAGGATTTACCCCGGAACAGATCGAACAGTACAAAAAACAGATTGCCCAAATAGGCGCTTCTCAGGAAGAGTTTTTAAAGGCATATCAACAATTATTTCAGGATGCTAATGCAAATGTTAGCGGAATGGAAGGATCTATAAAGAGTATAACGTCTGAAGAAGCAGGAGCTCTTATAGCTCAAATTAATGCTATGAGGCAAAACCAGGGCAAAACAATCAATATACATCAGGAGAATTTAGAATTAATGAGAGGTGTACTTATGCAGTTGATGAAAATTGAAGATAATACCAGGAACCTTCACCAAATGAGAAAAGACCTTTCAGAACTCAATAGTAAGGTAAGTAAAGATAACGGATTAAGACCAGCAGGATTATGAGAGATATTAGAAAATTAGCTAAAAGCTTGGGCCTTTGCCAAGATTGGCAGAATAAAATGAAACATGCCCCTACTCTACAAGAATATTGTCAAATGTTTTTCGATGGTAGTGACTGGGCTATGGAAAATGATTTTCCTTCTCTTGGCCTTTTAAGAAAATATAAAGAAGCATCTATTTATGGACTTTATACAGATGCTAAAACGGTTAAAAGAAACCATATAAGAATAGCCTTTTTCGGCTTATCCGATGCTGTTCTTAATTATGATGGACATATTGTTAGCGAAATATATATACGTCATAAATCGAGTGTTAAAATAACAGCAAAAGACAATGCTATTCTATTTGTTACTGTAGCAGATAATGCAACGGTTGATATAGAAGTTAATGACAATGCAGTAGTTAATGTATATCGATATGGAGGTACTATAACTGGAAATGTAAACATAAATGAAAGATCATGGAAGAAGTAGTATATAGTCTAAACGGAATAGAATTCAACACTAAAAATAACCCATACAAAATATTTGTCTCAAAATCTGATGGTTTAATGGCAAAGTTAAAGCCTAAAGCTAAAACTACTTATGAATGGCCTAATCAGCATGGAAAACAGTCTAATCCTCTTCAGAAAGTAAAATATGATTCACGTGAAATTTCCTTAGAATGCTGGGTTGAGGGTAGTGGATGGAAGGAAATGAAAGACAATTATGATGCTTTGATGTCAGAATTTGACAAGTTAGGCACTCAAAGATTAATTATAAGCCCCTTTGGAACTACTACCCCATTGATCTATGATGTTGTATTAGTAGAATCATCTGATCCAAAACAAGCTTTCAATAAAGGAGAAATGGTCGGTGTTTTTACTATTAAAATGATTGAGGAAAGGCCTGTTAAAAAAATTCTATACACAGAATCCACAAGCCTACAGCTTTCTTTTAATTCATCAAGTCAAGTAATTATTAATATAGACGGAAAAGCACAACAAGCTAAAGGAGATGTTAGTATTAATACGAATCTACCAAAAAGGGTTGTTTCTAGCGGAACAAAAAATTTAGCTCTTTGGTCATTTGTTGAAACTTATCAAGCTGTAATAAATGATAGTCTTGATATTCCTGCTAATAAATCAGGAAAAAGTAAACAATTGCAGGTATTAGGTGATAATAATTACCTACGATTTCATGGCTTGAAAGATATAGGAATTTATACTATTTCCGGATGGATTAAAAGAACAAACGGAAGTGAATGGGCAGTAAAAATTTATGATGGAGACATAGAAAGGGGACAGGTTTTGGCGAATGAGAACTGGCAGTATTTTGAAAGAACTTTTGAAGTATCTCAAATTACATCTATTTATGACTTTGTACAGCTGAAAACAGGCAATCAATGGGTAAATATTGCCCTTTTTGAAATTCAAATTGAGAAAGGGG